GCTTTGAATCATCCAGGGATGGACCCCAACTTTCGGGTCCTAAGTAAGCTAACTAACTAGGTTAGCAACAGTGAAGAACTTCCAGTCTTCTCTGTACAGCCAGCTTTCGCCGGCAGCGGCGATGCGTTCATCCCAACCAGGACAAACGCGTCGCCTAAGCACGGATACTCGGCGATTAACTCTAAGACCGAGTGCACCGTTCCGAAGCCATCCCGCAACGAGACAGAAGAGCAGGCCGTCACCGTGATATACGAAATCGGGCAATTGACGCCGTATTCGCATCACAGTTTCGCGGCCCACTCCAAGGTCACAGTCAACAGATGGAATCGTAACCCTACCCGGCCGTACCACGGCGGCGTTGTACTTCACCGCCATGTTCCGGTCGTACTTAGGATTACGAAGTAGCGAGAAGGGCACCTTAATCCCAGTATCGTCACCTTCGTCGTACGGCACGCCAATAAACCGGCAATGCCCACGTAAGAAGGTTATTGTCTGGGACAAGAATACCCTATGTCTCGCCGACCACCGGTTTAACCGGTTGATTGCGGAATAGAAGTCCAAATCATCACGGAGCGCCTTAACGTAAACGCCTCGGATGTTGTGACCCAGATGAAAATCTGAGCCACAGGACTCTCTAAACCAGCCCTCGTTAAAGGACTTATCGCGGTTCACCCGAAATCCGAGGATGTCTAAACAGCGACAAACCACGTCATAGACGCGCTTGTCAACTATAATATCATCCCCGAAAATGGCGAAGTTGCCAGGGTTCGACTTTCCAGGGCGCATGAGACGAATCTCATACACCTTGTAGGCCGCCGCGACTAAGCACGTAAAAATGACCGTCTGGAGGGGGAAAGTGTAACCATTCCCCATAGACGACACCATATGCAACTCTAACTCACTACCGTCTGGAAGGACGGTGCTAGGAGATCTGCAGCGTAAGAGCCATTGTAAAGGCTCTTTTGGCAACATTTCCCGTAACATGGTGAGGGAGATGGTGTCAGATGCACTGGAAAGGTCGATAGTTCCGAACGATCCGTCAACTGAACCAATCCGAGCGAGATCGGCGTTGTGCGAAGGCTGGTGCGAGAAGTCGATTCCATAGACTTCTTTTAACCGGTCCTCCAACACTCCGCCTATACCCTTCTGAAACAACATGTTCAGAATTGGCTCGGTACATATGGTACGGCTTATGGCGTGTGACTTCGGAGCAAAAGAAAGACGGCTTCCTTGAACAACCTCGTCGCCAAAACTCTCTAGCCGGAATGCTTCAATGCCGGCCCAGAGTTTGTTGACAGAAATCGCCTGCCGAAACAGAAGAGGCAGAACAGGATTTGTATGACACATTACACTAGTAACGTACTTCGAATAGAAATCATTCGACCTAGTGCCAATGTTGGAGCCACCCCCAAGACCGAAATGGACTGCTATATCATTCAGGTTGAGGAGGAGAGGCTCTCTAAACGAGGTGTACTCTTCGGCCACCGATTCAGAGTCTACTGCTTTTCTGAAGCGAGGGTTAAAGAAATCATAGAGAAGTGTTTTCATCTCCCCTATGACGTACTCTTCGTCTAGCCGACGCGGAATAACGCTGCCAAAGCTTTTGCAGCGTTCGTTACAGTCCTTAAAGACCTGTAACGCCAGCGAGTCACGACCCTCGTCTGTCTCATCATTGTGAAATTTCTTCACAATGCTGCGATGAAGAGAAGTCATGGCGAACTGGCGGTGGTCAGGGCCGAAGTAATCCGGCCCCTTCCACCCCGCATCATACAAATCAAGATCGAGGTACACTGCGAGTTGGTCAGCACTAGCGTGCATAACGTCTCCATGTGTTAACAACACGACCACTTTTAGGCTTCTACCGACACCTTCATTTTCGACGCAGGGCAGAACTTATCCTTGCGAAGTATTTGAACGGTGATAGTACCCCAAATCCGTTTTTGCGGAGGCGGGATACAGCTAGCGGTATATAGCCGAATCAAGACCTGATCTATGGCTTTCACCAAGACCCTCGTCATGATTAAATGATGCCGCTCACCGCGGAGTCACCGATCCCAGCAGACTGCTGAGAAAGGGCACCGATATGAGCGGACAAGGCAGCCCGGATGTTAGCCGGGTCGGCCAAATCGGAACCAGCTGGTACCTCGACTTCTGTGGTAATCAGCATAGTCCGATATGGTTGACCAGCGAGAGGGAGAACCCCTTTCCGCGTGATCACCTTATACGTGTTGGTAGGCACATTCACGATCAGCCCCGTCACCGGATTCGGCTTCCCGAGACCCTTAAGATTCTGGGGTCGGAAGGCAGAAACGGTGAAAGGAGCAGCGACCGAGTGGACCGTTACGCCCGTCTGAGTACCGCCCAGCGCAGTAACCGCGTTCTGTTTGCCGTTGATGCTCGGCGCAATATCTGCGGTAAGCGTATAGGTTGGACTAGTAAGGCCAGTCTGCGCAGTCCCAGTAATGGGACTAGTGACAGTGATGGTCACAATCAACTCCTAAGTGTATGTTTGGAGCCCAAAGGCTAACCTCGCATACGTTGTGGATGGACTCCGAGAGAAACTTGAACCGCTAACGCAAGCATGTTTGCCCATTGTGCCGGTCTCCCTGGAATTTCAAAGGAGATCGGAGGCAGCGGAAAACTTGATTGCGCGTTGCGGCCGTAGTTCTTTCGGAGGTAGGTCGAGTTCTGCTCACCCTTCACGTCCCTCACCTTGTCTCCGTTTATCGCTGGATTACTAGCGTTCAGGTAGGTGTGTAGCACTAAGTATTGCCACACAACATCTGATCGATTCGTCCAGCGGATACTAGAGGTGTTGGCGACAGACGCGGTGATTATATCACCAATATTGGTGAAATAATCAATCAGGAACGACCACGGAAGTATTTCCCATGCGGTAGGGATGAACTCATCGCCGGTAAAACCGAACAATGAGAAGTCGCCCCATGCCTTGCCGTTCACCTTCCGACCGACTTGTCCACGAAACTTGACCATCCCGACTTCCCAACCTTTATAGTGAACCATAAAGGGGGGACACCAGGCATCAGGCACGCCAGCAAATGGATCGGTTCCTTCGCGTTTAAACACTTCTGCGAATCCAGTAGCGGAGACGTTCTCAAATTTCTCGTTGTCGAGAACTTTGTGATACGCTTCTACCGCGTCCTGGAGATCGTGAAGAAAGGGTTTCCACCCGAAGACAGTTTCAAGGTACAAACCGCTTAATTCCTTTTTCCAAGCGTTCGGCGCCAGCTGTTTCGCACGTTTTACTTTGCGAACATACTGCCGCAGTAGCGAGGAGAGGCCTTGAGCGGGATGCCTGATCATGCTGATAGTCTTATGGAGTTCAGCGAGAAATGTTGGCCCAGACATTCGGACCTCAACCTCCCGCACCTTCTTAAGATATTTCAGCACGGCAGAGTTATACGCCTTTGTGAGATTAGGCCCATCTTGCGGCCACCAGTTTGGATAAGCGCCCGTCATACCGGCAACATCACCGGCAGACGCAATCGTGAATCTTACTCCTGGCATAGACCCGGAAGGTTCCTCTGCAGTAAAAGAGAACTTCCCGGGGGTAACGAGACCGCCAACGAACTCTCGATTGAAGTACTCGATTGTTCCTCCGCGATAAGACGTGGCCGACACATGGTCGCTGACTTGCTGCCGCCAATTCGGGTTAGGAGAACCGTCAGTCAGGCGTAACAGAGGTTGAATCCTTCTGTAAACGCCGGGCGAAACGGGACCTAGCCACGCATTATTGGTCAGTCTTTCAGCTACATGCATAACCCACGTACTATTGTCACGGAGAGTCACGTTACCTCACAAAGGTGGAAGAGTACGTCATTCCCTAGGGAGGGTGGGCAAAGCCCACCGACCCTTCGGGGGAAGACGAGTGTCCCTTTGAGCGAAGAACTTTACTTCGCATCATCAGGAGGGGGCCCGGAAGGGC